ACAGGGCGCGCCCCCAGAGTTCATTGTTTTGGTGGGGCCTTGGATTGCGGCCTTGCAAATACGTTTGAAAAAACTCTGGGGAAGAAACAGTCCGCTGTGTTTTACCAGCGGCCTCAGTGCGCTTGAAATTGGTGAATACGCCGATTTGCCAGGGTGGAAGTACCTTGAAGATGATGTCAGCGCCTGGGACACCTCACTCCGAAAACAGTTGTGTGAGCTAGAGGTGTGGTTGTGCGAAAAATTTGGTGCACCCAGAGCAGTCATTGATCTCATGATTGCTAATCTTGACACACATGGAATAACAATGCATGGTTGGAGGTATCGTGTTGAAGGGACCCGTAAGAGTGGTGATCCATTCACATCTCTTTTCAATTCTGTCCATAATGCGTTGCTACATTTGTTCATTTATTGTGATGTGTGCGAAGTGCTGGTTGATCAGGCACTACTTGTTGTAAAGATGTTGGTCCAGGGAGATGATAATTTGTTAATGCATCGTCGACAAGTGAAAATTGATTGGGTGCAGGAGATGCGACGGCTAGGCTTCAAGAGTGAAGGAATTCCTCGGAAATCTCTGGATGAAGTCGAATTTTGTTCAGGCCGTTTCTACTGTACAAACAAGGGCTATTGCTATGGGCCCAAACCAGGAAAAGTTTTGGCCAAGTTTGGCTATGTAGTCAACCCCCCAAAGTGCACACGGGAAGGGTTGATGAGAGGTATTGCATTGGGTTTGCAAAAGCAAGTGAATTTCATTCCACCTCTTAAAAGCATTGTTGATCGAGTGTTACATCTCACAGAAGGGGTAACACCGGAGTTTTTATCAGAATGGCAACTCCGCGAGGCACATAAGGCTCGTCTCAATGAATTCCTGGATTCCACTGATGATGTGGACCATGCGTTGTATGTGCAGTACCAATGGGGACCCACCCAGCAAAAACAATGGGATCGAGAACTGGCAACTTTGAAGTTGGGTGATGTTTTAAACTCCCCACTCTCGACCCAATTGATTGACCGTGACACGTCAGGGCCCCAGCTTGTATTTGGTGGTTTTACAACCCCGAGTGCAACCTAATCCGCACAAGAATAGGTAATCCAAATTAAAAGGGCGTATCGAATAAAGATTCGAGGAAAGTGCCGTATCACCTCCCAGTATTTATTACTGGGTTTGGACCAACAACCATGCTATGTGGTTGCCACAGGGAGATAGACCCAAGGCGAGCCAGCTCATGCCATTTATAACCGAGCCAAGCCCGATGTTAGTTGTCGTTAACGCATTGGGAGAGTTCACTCTGCAGCTAGTATAAAGTTGTGACTGACTGTCGAAACGAAAGCATAGTCCCTCGTCACCCCCCGATTATTAAAAGTAGGGATGTGTAACAGGCCTCACGTGTTCATGACTGTGGTTAGCACTCCATCGTAGGTAATCCCTCTTGAGAGTGCAATTGTGGAGCAATTGACCACCTGACGTGACTGCCTTGTGACGGTATGCGTAGTTGTGAGTAGGTTTCGTTGATGCCGCCATGTCGATGTTAAAACGATTTCAG